TGGGCTGATATTATATTGCTGAATCAAATGTGGATAAAGAGAATTCAAGTCAAAACTGACAACCCATTTATGTAATCCTATATGCGGGTCTTTTACATAGCCACCTTCAATACTTTTAGAATCACCTTTATTTCTTTTGTTAGGAGTAGCAATTTTCTGTTCTTTCAAGAAATTGTAAATAATACATTCCCAAGTTTTAACAGGGGAAAATACATCTTCAAAATTAACTTGTGACTCATAAGCTATTGTGATTATCAAATCCAACAACTTCATTTTATCATCAAGTTTCTTTACAATCTCAACGTCCTTAATATTGTATTCAATAAACTTTTGATAATCAGTTTTGTATAAGTTATAACCAGCAACTGCGTCATCAGTAACCTTACCCATACCAAGCTCAACTTGACCAATATAGTCCAGACGATATGACTCTCTATTTTTGTAAGTATACTTTTTATACAAATCAATATAATCTAAAATGGATACACCTATAATGCCATAGTACTGATTATCTCTACCAGCAATGATAACATTCTTTTCAAAAACTTTGTTGATAGGTGATAGGTGTTTATAGTTCAACCCTAGAAACATAAGACGATTGATAATATAAGGCATATCAAAAAACTTACAGTTCCAGCCAGTAATTATATGAGGCGGATTATCTTTCCACCAATCTAAAAACAGTTGCATCATTTCTTCTTCGTTATCACAAAGAAAATATTTAATTGTTTTTTCGGGATCGTTTGGAGTATACTCACCTAAACCAAAAACATAATAAACATCAGTAATGCTATTATGAATAGTTAATGAAGTAATAGGTGATCTAGCTGAACGTATATCTGGAAAACCCTCATCCGATGCAACCTCAATGTCAAGTGTGTATATGAGTATCTTAGACCTATCCCATTGTATATCAGGATAAGTTTCGGATATGTATTGAGATACATAACTCTTTGAACCATGAAAGGCAAAGTTAGTTACGTCATCATATTGCTCAACAAAAGATTTGCAATCGTTTATAGATGGAAACTTTAAACTTGCTAAAGGTTTATTGTCGAGGGTTCTGAATGTAGCTTTCTCTGGCGGACATGGAACATATAGTGTAGGTTCAAAGGGAACATATTCTGAATACTCTTCACCTTTACTATCTATATCACGCACATATATTTTATTCTGGAATTGACCAACATAAGTATAAAATTTCATAGTATATATATTATAACAAAAAAGGATTCACATTACAAGGAAAAACTTTACGACAATAAGCCTCCTGCGTCATTAGGAACAATAATCCCTGACCCATATATCCTATTATACTCATTCGTGATTGTGCTAGCTGCTGTAGCGATAATCTGAATATGTTCTGGTTTCAATTTATAGTCTTTGTCTTCAGAATACGGAAGCCATGGTTGGAAGGCTATCTTTTCTTTGCTCACAGGAATCATCACAACTGGATTTTTTATTACATTTGTTTCTTCATCAAACTCACCAAACAGTTCTTCACCGCTTGTCAACTTCACAATCTTTACATTCATTATCTTCTTTCTCCTTTTTCAATTTTTCTTCAAGTCTTCGATCAGCCATATTACCTAAAGCACCACCGATAGCACCAGCAACACTTTGAACCGTTAGGTCAGCAATTGTTGTGCAACCGATTTGTGTAACTAAGATTAAAACTAAAACCGTTTTCATAATGCGAAATCGTCATCCATCTCAAAAGACTTATCTTTTGATTCTTTAGAAGTTCGTATACCTACATTACCAATTGTATACTTAGCTTGCAAATCCCATTCAGACTTTTCACTAAATGGTAAGATTTTCATTTGTCGAATTGAGGTAGTTGGTTGTGCCTTTTCGGGTGTAACGATTTCAACCAAATCCCATTCGTGTAAAAGATTTACAACTGTATTTCTGCGTTCTAAATCGTTCTCGGAAATATTAGTAGGTTTACCATCAAGAGCAAAGAGCTCTTTGAAATGGACAATATAATATTTACCTTGTTTGTGGAGTATGTGGCAAGATTGAAATAATTTCTTTTCTCTGCGTGAAGCTATTCCAATTCGTGTTAGGGTTTCTTTAACTTTTAGAAAATCATCGTCCTCTTTTAGCCGGACTTCGATCATGTCTTCAATTGACCATTTTACATTCTCATTCATTTTGTGTTCCTTTCAATTCAATATATCTGCTGTATTAATAGATACCATTATATAGTCATAGCTAACTATACGTTTTATATAGTTATTTATAATATTACGAAACACCACCCTTATTCATGTTTTTCTTGATGATTTCAATATCCTTATCAGACAAAACTGACAAGGCACTAAGTGTTTTGGGAGTACTATAGTTAAAATACTCCTTAACCATCTCTAAATGCTCATACTTCTTTGACTTAGCCCAATACTTCTTAGACCTTCGTTTTTTATCAATAGAATGATGCATATAATCATAATGCAACTTATCATCTAAATCAGGTCTAAAATTCATCTTATTAGCAAAATCCAAAATATCAGGATGATATGACAAGGTTCTGTTAAGAAGAAACTTAGTGTATGACTTCATCTCTGAAGCCTCACTATCATATCTTTCTCTAGTTGTCAAATCATGTGCTAAGTCAAACGGTGATACCTTTTTCTCTTTGACCTCTTCTACTTCCTCAATTACAATCTCATTTCCAAATAGGTCTTTACTCATTATTCGTCCTCATCAGGTGGCGGATAATCTAATCTCCATTTACCCTTCTTTGCTACCAAAGTTTTATCGTATGGATTCCAATCAACATTACGCAACTTGCCAAGTGGATTCCGTTTCACTTTTTTAATTTTCTTACGCGTCTCCATTGGGTCTTCCATATCTTCTGGGCCCATTAAATGATCTGGTCGTTCCATACCAAAGTCACGGCCATACCTTCTTTGCCAATCAACTTCGTCTTGCATATCACGTTTTAGTTTCCTCTTTTCTTTTTCCATATCATCAAGAAATGAATCTTTATATTTGTTCATGCGTTTACGAAATTCATCAACACGGCGTTCCTTTTCAACTTGTTCTTCATCAGAAAGTTCTTCTGAATTTTGTTTTCGTTTTTCAATAATCATTTCTTTCTTATCATCAGGCAAACCTTCCCACTTTTTCATTAGGTTCATATTGAGATTATGAAAAATACGATTGTATAAGTCTTCATTCTCTAAGGCACAGACCATCGCAAGTACAAGTGAAAATGTCTTGCTCAAATCTTCAACATCACCCATATATCCTTCATCAGAACTCTCAAGGTCATGGCTAACCATTTCAATTGTACCATCAGAACGCACTACTAAAGCACTATCCTCAAGGTCTAATTTTATAAACAAATGCCCGTTCTCATCATAACGTGGCTCATTGTCTTGTTCTGGCTGTTCGTTCTCTTGATTTTCTTCTTTCATACATTTACCCCCTTTACATAATGTATTTATAATACTCATCACTTGTGTTAAAAATCTTTGAATCACCTTAATTTTAAATCTGAATATCTGGCAGTATCATGCCACGGAAATAAAATATTTTTATATACCTGTTCATATTTATAATATACTTCCAAATCATTTTTACAACCAAAAAATGAAAAGAAAGTATAATCAGGATTATTAATAAACTCTGGTAATTTTTTAATTGCCTCAAACTGATTACCAGAAGCGTACACCGTATCAACTACAATCAAACGTGGAAACAAAGGACAACCTTCTGGTCTTATACCTACATCATTTGTATAGTTTATCAACCATTTTGCATTATCGTCTTCAACCTTAACAATACTTAATGGACATCGTAAAGCATTGCTTACATGAACTGCAGCAGGTAAGCTATTTTTATAAATCCCTACAATATGAGGGTTCTTGACAAGTTTATATCTGTCTACAAAATCCGACACATCATTATAATACTCATCATAATAATATTTATGTGTACTCATAATAAGTTTTTATGTGTAAGGTTAATCATCTTAGCTAAAGTTGTAAGTTGCTGAGACAACATTTTAATTTCTGGACTTTTTGAGTTATCATTCATTATTTTATCTTGTTCAGCCATCTGATTCAATAATTGTGAAATTGTATTTCTTTCATTAATCCAATTTTCAAATGCAGGTTCTGCCTCAAAGAATCTCTGTCCACCAATTGCTTTTGCTTCATCATGGTACTTTACAAATGATTCAAGTACCCTTCGTATAAGCATAGACTTGGATATTTTCAATTCTGGTGCAATCCTAGTCAATGCATTATTTGTTTGATGAGCCATTGTTGCATGACCTATCCTATGTTTCTTTCCACTTTCATCAACATACTCATCAATAAAAAAGTCATAGTCCTGTGTTTTATCAACTTTTGGTATGCCTCGCTTTCCTGTTTTTCCTGTTCCAACTTTAGTTCCCATGTTATCCCCTAATTAAATTCACTATTCATCATAAGTTCTGTTAGACACGCAACCATATTGATTTCTTGATCTGCAACAAAGGCAGACTTGTAAGAATAATCAGCTATGATTAATACAGCGTCTGGAACACTCTGTTTTTTGATATTTGAAAACATAGAGTCATATACTTGACGGTATAGACCCACATGGTCATTATCAATATTCTGTGCAACCCATTTTCTCATTTGGGTGAAATCCTTTTCTTTTAGAAACCCAATGAGTTGATTAAAGTTTTCATTAGATGAAGCTTCTAAAACACTTGCATCTATCTTACCAGAAACAGCATTATTTTGTAGTTCATTTAATACCCTACGAAAATCTGGAAAATATCTTACAACCAACTTAGCCACAACATCTGGTTTGTATTTAATATTTTCACTATCCAAAAGTTTCATTGCAATCTCTGAAAACTTTTTTGCTAGTTCTGGTTTATCTTCCCTGTTAATTTTAAAATCAATAACAGAACATCTTGAATGAAGCGATGGAAGGATTTTATTTTTATAATTACAAGTGAAAAAGAAACGACAATTATTGGAAAATTCTTCTATCAAACCACGCATTGCTGGTTGGACAGATTCCTTATTCATATAATCAGCTTCATCAATAATTATAATCTTCTTACCACCAGAAAAACTTACAGTAGACGCATAGTTGGTGATGGTAGTCCGCAGGGTGTCTATCATCCTGCCTTCATTACTACCATTAATCATCAACCAATCACAACCAAGCTGGTTGCACAATGCTTTAGCAACTGTAGTTTTTCCGATGCCAGAAGTTCCTGTTAATAAAAGATTAGGCACTTCACCTGTATCCACAATGTTTTGAAAAACCTTTTTTATTTCAACAGGTAAAACACACTCATCTATACTGGCTGGTCTAAACTTTTCTACCCATAATAAATTACTCATTACTACCTCATCATATAAGTGTTATCAAATTATTCTCCGTAATCACTATTTGCTTCTAACGCAATCCAGTATTCTAAATCCATCTTAGAGCTTTTATTTTTGAAATGTGAAATGCCATTAGAAATAGTAACATCATAATCGCCCGGAATAATCTTTAGATTCTCCCTTTTGAAAACGACATTGAACTTCTTTGTAACACCATCACCAACCTTGACAGAATAATCATTTGAAGTATCATTATTCTTGTTAGTAGTATATAGGTACATACTATTAGACTTTGTGCAACTCTTTAAACAAACATCAGCCAACTTGAGAATATTTGCTTTCTTCATAATGTTTTCAAAATCACCTTCTTTCAATTCAAACTTGATATCACTTTCTGGCATATCAATATCTTTCTCGGGCGGTGTAACAACCAAAGAAGGTTCTGCGTAAAAGTATTTACCCTTTCCCCTTTCCTCAGACATCACCATGCAATCATCTTTAAACTCAAAATCAGGTTCAGCCATTGTGGATTGATACCCAATGAAAGTTGGCAAGTCATAAATTGCAAAGTCTTTCGGAAAGTTTTCTTCAACAGTTGCTTTAGAAAGAATGTTTTTCAAAGCAGATATTGTTTTGATCTGGTTTCCTTCCTTAATCACAATAGACTGATTAATTTCAGAATAGTTTTTCAACACATCCATTGTAGTTTTACTGATTTTCAT